ACCGCCAACTTCGATGGGCACTGGACCTGGAACAATTCTTCCGGCTGAAGCTGGATCTGAGGAGTTACTGAAAAACGTTACACCTGTTTCTAATCCGTTAATTAATAATCTATCTTGGTAAATTTCCCCACCGACTGGTTGTGGATTCGAAACTTCATCGAGAATTACGTTGCTTCTATTCAACTGGGTTATTGTTAGTAGTGTAATATCGTCAGTCGCTAATCCAAAAACGCCAATACCTAAACCAGGTGTTGTATAAGACCTCATTAGTGGAACAGCCATTTTAGAGACTCTCCGTTAATGTATTATCTAAAGATGTTGATGCTGTACGGCCACCGATAAACATGGTTCCGACTGCACCTATAACAGATTCCACACCGCCTATCGAATACGCTGCTATTCCTTCGACTGCTTTACCCATCGTAGAGTTCATAAAACCAGGTGCGACCATGCTACCAACTGCACCTAATAGGGCAACAACGCCTGCACCTGCTAGAACTTTGTTCAATGTTTTACCTGTTTTTAGTTTAAAGGCCACTAGTTATGATCATAGATAGTAGATCATAAAGCTTTCTAAATTCGAGTTTAGAAACATTAAAGATCATGTATATTAGTCTAATATCATGGTTATCGGTAAGATTACGAGCTATCTGGCTCTTGGTCTTGTCGGTGCTTTTCTTCTGAATACTCTAATCAGGCCATCTTCCGCAATCGGAACAGGTGGTGCATTGCAGGAAACTGGTAAAGGTATAGCCGCAATAGGTGCGGGAATAGGGGCGTCATTACGGTCTATAGGACAAGGTTCGGCGAAGTTGCTAGACCCCTTATTCTCGTTAAGAGACTTGGTTTATTCGGCTGACGTTACTGGTGCAGCCAATGTAAGCCCAACAGCACAAGCAACGGGCGAGACAAATTACAATGTTAGTACACCATCATCTTCAACTATTACCTGGTCATCAGGAACGACGGCCAGTGTTCCGAGTTTAAGCCCTGCAGCCATAGCCTACTACAGAGAGAGGGGGGTTAGCGTAACATGAGAAAAGGAAGCAAGGAAGCCAAAGCATGGGGTGCAAAGATGAAACGACTTAGAGGAAAACCTAAAACTAAACGAAGAAAAACTAAGTCAACAAGAAAAGGTCAACGAAGAAAAACAGCAAGAAAAGCTTATGAGGGTTTAACAGTAAGAGTACGCAAAAGAGGCTCTAAAGCTAGACAAAAACGTACAGATAGTGCTTGGTCGTTTTAAACCCAAACATATTTCTCACCTTTACACGTAGGACAATCCATAGTTGTATTATAGATAGGGTCTAGTTTGTTAGAACCTGTCTGTAAATCTACTGTCCTAATAATACCATGCGGATGACCTGTTACAGTATCAGCGCATGTGCTACAGGGTTTGTACTCCTTGACTTTGACTTCCAGGTTCGGTCTGTTTATTACTGGTGTTAGCGGATTTGATTTTTTCATAAATTCGTTCAACTATAGCAGGGTCTTTCTTTACTGCTTCTTCAACCTGCGGAACCAGGAACGAGGCAGCCTTTTGATACTTCTTTGGTATCAACTGCATGATAACCTCACCGAGGGCAGAGTCTTTCATGTCTGTATCGGTTACTGTATTCCCATTTTTCAATCTATTTACTGCTCCGTTTAATCTTTTTAATTCAAGTGCGTGGTCGGCATCACCTTCTTTTTTACGGTCTGCTAAATATTTAATATCATTCTCAAAGTCTTTGATGCGCTGCCTAGAGTGTTTGTTAGTAACAGACCGACTCCGAGCAACGAACATACAGGAAATACCAGCAGATATACTCGCAACCAAGATAAGTGCTGATGATAAAAGCTCTTCCATACCATAATTGTAAAGAAATTACTTAGTTCTAAGTGTTTTCTCCTTGATTCTACTTGTTTTTACCCCTCTTTACCTAGTTTTAGTTGACAAAAACGCCTAACTAACCTAATGATTATTAGAATTATCATTAAATTCTCATTGTAAGTACGTTCCTAGGGCACATGGTATTGGCTTGGGGTGAAGAGAAAGGGGACTGGATGTATATACCAGTCAAAAAAATTAAATATATATTATTTTATAGTAGTACGACTTAGCATTATTATGACATTAGACCCAGACTATGTAACAAAAGCAGAACGGGATCGGAGACTACAGACTGCACACAAGGAAACTAAAGTAGCCAAAACTATTTCCATTCCAATTAGTTATTGGGCCTTACTAGACCAGGTTAAAAACAAACTAGGTAAAAAAAATGTTAATGAGACTTTGATGTATTGTATTAAAGAAATAGGAATTGCTGAGAGATTAGAATCTTGAAAAGAAAATTATTATACATTAATTGGGATTATATTTTTAATCATTTAAGAGATTGTAAATATTGCCAATCTGTCCAACCCTGCAATTTTAAAACATTATCAATGCAAGTTTTTGACCATCTAAATTGTGATTGTAAAAGATGTAAATCAGATTTCAAAATTAAAGAAAACATTGATTGGAATAAAAATGACTACTGAAATTATCCCAAGAGAAAAATGTAGATTTTGTAAAGTCTATTTGCCTAAAAACTGTCTTAATGACATTTGTTTAGAATGTTCTAAAAAGAATGTGATTTAAAATGAAAATGGATATAGTAGAAAGTGATTTGAAACAATTATTTATGTGGACAAAGACAGCCACTGATTCGTTGTCCGTTCTGGAAGAACTTTGTAAATCACAACAGGCCTTAATAGAAAGTTTAGAAAAACGTATCGATTATGGTTATGAAAAGCTAGAAAAACGTATCAATGACATTGAGCATGACCTACAGTTAGTTATTTCTTCTTCTGTCAAAAATAGAAAGAATAGCACATAAAAATTTCAGAATCACAATCTGAAATTCTAACCATTTTTTTTTAAGTTTGAATACCATAAGCCTGAAATTCTGTACTACGTACAGAAGCAGCACCTTGAAAATTAAACTCAATTTCTGTAAAGGTTGCACCCGTTCCAGTGACATGGCCACCACCACCCACATAAACACCTGTAGTAGAATTTGTTTGAAATTGCATGTTCATATTATCCGATCCTGCTGTTGTTGGCAAAGCTAAATCCATAGTAAAAAACCAACTAGATACATTTTGACTTAATGGATCCCAAAAATTCCATGCTGTTGTTCCTAAATAATTATTTAATACAGTGACAACGCCACCCGCTTGACCTTGACCTTGTATTCCATAGTTAGCAGATAGGCCGTTAACTTCACCCCAAAAATGATTGAGACCACTAAGTGTTTCATCTGCTTTTATCACAAATCTCAAATAAGAATAATCTGCACTTGTTAAAGGGGTTCCAGGTGTCCAATTAATAGGCGTAGCACCTGCCCCACTAGCCTGTTGGTCTTCTAATAATACCATTTTTCCCGCTGCTGCTGGTGGTGGTAATGCTGTCCAACTGGGTTCTGTTGAAGCTGCAACTGAGGTTAATACCTCACCTGCTGGAACACCTGGATAGGCCAACTGTTGCAAATGCGTTCCGTCAGAGTAAAAAACCTCACCTGCTAATGAACTACTTTGTGTAATATTATTAAAATTTAAACTGCCACCATCTTGTACTACGGTTCCGTCGTGAGTATGTGGTTTAAGAACGCCAGAACCGCCACCAGAAAATCCCATGATTAACCTGTGTCCGTTCTAAATCTTTGGGCTTCTGTACTTACATAAATCGGAGACACTTGAGCTAAAATGTCTGTGGTTCCTGCTGCACCTGGCGTAACTTGAATTGATACAATACTTTGATTATTGATGTTTTGGTCAGCCCCAGAACTTAATGATATAGACGGCTGACCGTTTACTGAAAATGTACATGGGTTAACACCATCTTGATTTTTAATTGCTGCTGCAATTGCATAAGACCTGTATTGTGCTGGGTAATGAATTGTTGTGGGGCCTGCACCTGCTGGTATTACATCAGAAACATAAGTCGATTCTGCTGTCGTATCAGACGGTTTTATGTTAACTAAATATCCTTGAATAACTTGAGGCATAATCTAAAACAAATTAGCATATTTTATCAAGAAAGAATAGGCTGCTGCACCTGCACCAACTAAAGTCTGTCCACAGTTGTAGGCCACCTGCTTGCCCCCCGCTGCACCGCCAACTTCGATGGGCACTGGACCTGGAACAATTCTTCCGGCTGAAGCTGGATCTGAGGAGTTACTGAAAAACGTTACACCTGTTTCTAATCCGTTAATTAATAATCTATCTTGGTAAATTTCCCCACCGACTGGTTGTGG